TGATGGCGATATAGTTGGTACAGAAGTAAAAATATCAATACGAATAACAGAAAATGATGGAACTGTACATAATCCAGTTGTAGAAAATTCTATAAATGGTAAAGCTACAAGTCCTTTTGTAAAAGATTATGAGATTGATTTAGAGAGTTCAAATTTGCAATTCCCTTTAACTGTGACAGTGATAAGGAATACAGATGATAGCACTGTATCAACTTTGGCAAATGCAACTAATTTTTTATCATTCACAACAATAATTACAGAATCACAGTCATATCAAGGTTTTGCTTATGTAGCACTAAGATTTAATGCACAATCCTTTCAATCTTTTCCTAAAAGAATGTATAGGGTTAAGGGTACAAAAATTAAGATACCGCATAATGGGGTTGTAGATGTAGATAATGGGGCTATTTCTTACAGTGGTACTTTTAATGGTACTTTTAAAACTGACAAAGAGTGGAGTGCAGATCCAGCTTGGATTTTATATGACCTGTTAACAACAGACAAAGGTTTTGGTGGTCCTGATGGTGTTGTATCTGAAGATTCATTAGATGTATTTTCTTTTTTTCAAGCATCTAAATA